GCAAGACTACGCAGACCATATCGTCGGCTTTTCTGATAGTGGTTATCCCTATTACGATCCGCAGACTGATATGACATACACATCTGCTGCGGATAAGAAGATGAAGCTGAAAATGTTGGGGTGCGAAGAAGGAGATTGGAAAGAAGGTGGCGCATCGACGGCAGAGATACATCTGCACGAAGCGTGGAAGCAAAAGAAAGAGGGCAAGAAGGTATTGGACAATGCCTACTGGTTAGACAGTGACAATGAAAAAGATGCCCTCAAAGAAGCGGATAAGATGTTAGACAAAGACCCCGTAAGCATTATACGGAAAGCATCACAAACCCTATAACAAGGATTTAAACAAATGGCTGAAGATAGTGGCCTTGCAGTATCTGATGAGATACCTGATAGCGACCTCGCTGACGACGATTTTGCTGCCGACTTGGTGGGCGATTTTGCAGGCGATACTCGTGACACAGCCTCTGCATCAGGCGGACAACACCCACGAACAGAAGCAAAAAATAGTTCACAGGACTTTGACCCTTCGAGCGTCGATTTGCTCCGCGCAAATATCAACGACATCCCCGAAGCACACCGTCCTTTTGTGGAGAAGTATCAAAAGATGGCTAAAGACTTGCGAGCGAATACGCAGCGCAAGGAAGCCGATTTGCAAGCGCAGTTGCAGAAGTTGCAAGAGCAACAGCAGTCTGCGTTTAAACCTGAAGTGCTCACCAATGCTGTGCGTGATGGTATGAGAGCGAATCAACCTGATGAGTTTGACAATCTCTCACCAGAACAGCAAGCTGCTGTCGAAGTGGTCAACAAATTAATTAACAAAAACGTTTCACCGTTAACGGAAAAGTTGACACAGTTTGAACAGTTGGTTCCCGTTATTCAGCAGTTCATCCAAGAGCGTCAAACGCAACAGCAATCGACTCTGCAACAGCAGATCACTGAAGCGCGTGAGGCATATCAGGATGATGTGGATAACTATGCACCACAGATCAAAGCATTGATCTCCGTTGTCAACCCACGAACAGGTCAGAACTTCACAGTAAAAGAAGCGTATGAGTCTGTCTCTGGTGTGCGGAATCAGCAATCTGAAGCACTCAAACAGCAAGAGCAACAGGTTATCTCCAGTGCAAAACGGCAAGTAGCATCACCCCCTAATGGGGGCGTTTCTCCACGAAATGGTAACGCGAATGTGCAGATGACGGATGAAGATTTGGTGGCGGAGTTGCAGAAGCTCGGATTTCAATAATAGTGAGGTGACTCCCAATGGCTGCAACAAGCACAACTGAAAGTTGGGATGCTGCGTGGACATTGACGATGCGTACACATCGCAAGCGTCTGACCGACAACATCTTTGACGAATACCCTACCCTTGCGTGGTTGCGCAAGGCAGGGAAGGTAGAAGTAGAAAATGGTGGCAAAGAAATCCGTGAGGATTTGATGTATGGTAAGAACTCGGCAGAATGGTTTGAAGGTTATGACACCCTCAACACCAATGCTGTCGATGGTATCACGGCTGCATTTTATCCGTGGCGTTATATCGCTGTTCCCATCACCATCTCTTTGACAGAAGAAACAGAATCACAAGCTGCCGATTCTGCCAAGAAATTGTTGGTGGCAAAAACTGAACAGTCGATGAGCACGATTCGTGACTCCATCAACGCTGCACTGTTCTCCGCTCAAAGTGGCAAGTCCATTTTGGGATTGCAAGACTTGGTAGCTGCTACATCTACCAACAGCGTCGGTGGTATCTCCCGTTCTGCTGAAACGTGGTGGGCTAATCAGTCGCAAAGCATTGGTGACTTCGATGCCTCTTCTTCCCCCTCTTATACGGGTTTGAAGAACTGGGGAACACTGTTTAACAACTGCTCCTCTGGCAATATCAAGCCCAATGCCAACATTATGCCTTTGACCTTCTATGGTCAGTACGAGAGCATCCTTGAGGGCACTGGTTACGCCCGTGTAGAGCAGAACAAGGCCACTGGCGTAGGAACAGGTGGTAATCTCAAGTTTCGTGGCTCAGATGTATGGTATGACCGTGACTGCGGTGCTGCATTGATGTATTGCTTGAACAGCAATTATCTCAAACTCAAGATTCAAAAGGGTTTGAACTTTGCAAAGACACCGTTCAAAGAGCCTCACAACCAATTAGCCAAAGTATGCTTCGTGGTTGTGGGATGTCAATTCGTTACCAATAACTCCCGTCGTCTTGGCGTGGGTCACACATTAAGCTAATCGAGGGGGTGATCTTTAGTGGGTACAGATTTAGCAGGTATCAGTGGTGGTGCATTGACGGATACATACACCTCTACGACATCCCAAGGGATTGCTGACTTGGGTGAAATGAAGTGGGTAGATGGCAAACTGTACAAGTTTGTTGAAATCGTTGACCAAGATGTCGCGGTCAATGAGGTGCTCTACCCTGCAAACACTACAGGGACGAACTTCACATCTGACGCTTCGGGTGGATCAGGTTTGACCGCTATGGTGGGTGCTGTTGCACTCGGCACTGTGGACATCTCTGCTGCTTCATATGCGTGGGTGCAAGTGTGTCAACCTGGCACCTTCGGCACTGTGCGCTCTGATGGTTCAGTTGCAGCAGGTGAAGCGATTATCGGTCACACTGTTGATGGAGAGGCTGACACCTTTGCTGCTGGTGAGGAGCATTTGGTGTTCGCTTACGCACTTGAGGCAGACAGTGGTTCGCCTGTGACGTGTGCAGTTCAGTTTGTATAGTTGAAACGGGTGAGGCCATTACAAGTGGCCTCACCCACTTTCCCTTTCTATGGAGTAACAATGGCCTCAAAAAACGATGCAAAAGAAGTAAACAAAAATGATGACTTGCCCATCCCTCAGTTGCGCGTTCCCGATGACTCATCTGATAAGCTGATTGAGTTGCTCTCTAATATGAGTGATGACAAGAAATCACTGCTCATCAAAGCGTTGGGCGCATCACCGATCACCAAACCTGCTCTGCGTCGCAAGAAGCGTGTCACTGAAGAAGAAGTGAAAAACCTTGCACTTGCAACGGGTGGTGCTACGCAACCTGAAGGGTTCTTACCTGTACCTCCTGAGCATATTGTGGAGATGGGTGAAGATGCTGTGTATGCCTATCACCAGCAATGGTTAGACGGCAATTTGCAGTCTTGGGATAACAAGTCGCAAGACGACCTCAAAGAAATGATTGCAACGGCAAGGATGTAATGGAAAGAGATCACGTAGACGCGGTGAGTTTCTCTGGTGATGGCACCTTGATGAATTTTGAGGGCGTATCACTGGTAGCTGTGGATGACACACCACCTGACCCTCCTAATAGTGAAGCGATTATTTGGATGGACTCTACTACGGGTGATCTCAAGGTAAAATTGACAGATTCGGGTGGCACGACAAAGACTGCCACACTTGCTGATTTTAGTGCCTTATAAGGATGTGTTGACAGGTTGACATTAACCAAAGTATTGCAGATCGCCCTACGCAGAGTGGGTCTTGATGACTCGTCATCTGTGTATAAGAACAATGCGCGTGACTATTTCAACACTGGCACGACAGACCTCGGCACACGTAGAGCGTGGACGTGGTTGTTTAAGCGCACCACGTTTACCACTGTGGCAGATCAGCGCACCTATGACCTTGCAAGTGATGTGATGCGCCCCCTGTCCTTTGTGAACGTGACATACAATGCGCCTATGCAAATGGTGTCACCTGAAGAAGTGGATGCCTTAGACCCCGACAGAGATCAAACAGGTGATCCACGCGCTGTATTCGTCAGTGGTATAGACGCAACAACAGGTGTGTGGGAAGTGGACTTATATCCCCTACCTGACGACTCGTCAACAACAATATCATATCGCTATTACGCATTTATCGCTGACAAGTCGGCATCTGATGACTCAACAGACCTTGCAACGACTATGCCACTGTGGGCGCAAAATGCAATGATCCACTACATCGCCTCACGGTATAAGGGTGAACTCGGTGACTTGGAAGGTGAAGCGCAAGAGTTGAGCCTGTTTGAAGGTGCTATTGAGCAAAACTTAGCAGTAGATGGTGATGTGGTAGACGGCAATCGTATTTATCGCTTTGGTCGTGCTGACCTTAATGCAGGTCGCTTTGGCTTTGAGGTGACAACGCTCGGATGAACAACGCATACCCTCACGTATATGGCCCGTTCATTGGTGGTGTGGATTATAGTCGCCCATCTGATGATATATCGCCAGATACGCTGTATGACGGTCAGAACATACGCATAAACCCTGATGGGAGTGCTGAGAAGCGACCCAACACAGAACCGTTCATAGATGCGCAGTTAAACAGTGGTGCTGTGGTCACATCTATCGGTCAGCATCAGTTTAGTGCGTCATCTGAGCGTGAGTATGCAATGGTCGGCGATAAGTTCTACGAGAATGTCAGTGGTACGTGGACAGACCGTTCAGGCAGTGCCACGATGACCGCAGGGCAGTATTACGAGTTGGTAGATGCCAATGGCACGCTCATCGGTCATAACGGCAACAGTGGTGACACCATTGTCAAGTGGACAGCGGCAGGTGGCAACCTTGCAACCCTTGACGTGGACTCGCGGTTCACCACTGCAAAGCATTGGGAGTTTTTTGATAACAGAGCATTTGCTGGCAACCTAAACGTCAGCGCAGGGAGAGTATGGCGATCAGACGCAGGGGATATAGAAACGTGGGATGCGACAGCGTTCTACAATATTGGGGAGACTGTTACGGGGCTGAAGCGTCTTGGGGATTCTCTCGCTATCCACACGAAGGACAGCATCAATATGTTGGTGCCTACGGGCAATGCAACGGTGCCATATCGTCGCCTACCAAAGCGTGCTCAAGGAACAGTTGCAGGGCGAAGTATACAAACGGTGACAATAACAGGTGTCGGAGAGGTGCAAGTATATGTTCGCAACAATGGCATCTTCGCATTTGATGGTGAGTCAAGCACAAAGATTTCACAAGCATTAGACGGTGACAGGTATTGGAACAATGTGAACACCTCTGCATTGAGTAATGCCTTCTCGTTGGTCTATGAGGCACGTGATGAGGTATGGTTCTTCCTCCCCTACGGTGCCAGTCAGACCACGATGAATCACATAATGATATTCAATTATAGACAGAAGATATGGTATCCCCCATTTAAGGGTGTCACAAGAGCGTGCGGTGCAATTATCAATGAAAAGCCCCACGCAGGATCATACGATGGATATGTGCATACCCACGCAGGAACCAATGTTGACGATGATGATGGGTCAGTAACAACAGCAGTAGATGCTTGGGGTATGACATCATCACGCGCACCAGATCACGAAGCATCACAGGTGCGGTGGTTGTTCTCTAAAATCTCGTATGAGGTGGCAGGAAATTATGAAATGCAGATCACCTTTTCTAACCCGACATCGGTAAGTGGAACAAAGACGATAACTATTTCAGGTGGTTTAGATGCTATCGGTAGTTTTCAGATTGGCACCTCTGCAATTGGTGGTAATGACCTCGTGGCAAATGACGACATCCCCCTAACGGGATATGGGCCACATATACAGATAAAGTTT